CTCTCATGTATATTGCTGGAGGTATTTTAGCATTTGCCATAACAATTGCATTAGTTCCTAAGATATTAGGAATAAATAAAGGCGCAAAAGAGGGAGAAGGAGGTACATTAGGAACTAAAAGAGGCTGGGGTGGAGCTATTGCCGGAATAGGCTCAATATTCCTTGTTATTGCTGGAATGGTTGGCGTATTTGCATTAATGGGAGCCGCGTCTACTTTAATCGCCCCCGGAATTGCTACCGCAGAAGGTATGGCCGGCGCAATGGCGTTAATGTCATTAGGAGTTTTAGCAGTTGCTTTTTCTTCTAAAATACTTCTTTCGACATTTGGAAAAGGAACCGATAAAAAACCTGATGGTACTAATAGAGGCACTATGGGTAAATTGCTTGCTACAATGGGTAACGTAGTAGCTGGTTTAGGTATATTTGGTTTATTTGTTTTATCAAGCGTAGGATTACTTTGGGGTTTAGGATTTCCATTAGTTTCAGGCCCTACGATGTTAGGAGCAGTAACTCTTATTGGAGTTTCTATTTCATTAATAATGACTGCTAAAGCGATTAAAAAAGTTCAAGAAGCTATGGAAGGCGTTGATCCAAAAGCTCTTAAATTGAACATAGCTAATATGATTGATGCTGTATTAAATGGCGTTATACGTGGGATAACCGGAGATCCAAATGCAACAGTTCAAGATAATCGTCTTGATTTAGATAAAGGAGATATAAAACAATTCCGAAGAGTTAAAAAAGTTCTTAAAATTTTTGGTAATATTGCGGGTTCATTGTCAAAATTTGCGTCAGGATTGAGAGCATTTTCTAAGGTAGGTGAAATAGCTTCACTTGAATATATTGAAGACGCTGAAGGTAATTTAGTGCCAAAAATTGATGACAGCAAAAAAATCCATGTAACTCATATTGCCCAATCAATAGCAGATACATTTGGATTATTCTTAAATTCATTAATTAACAATACACAAAATTTAACAAGAACTCAGGCAAGGTCTCTTAAAATATTAAGCAGATCCTTAGTAGGTAAAAAAGGATTAATTTCTGGTATCTCAGAATTTGCTGAAACAATAGATACATTCTCAAAATTTGGGGCTAAAGGTGAAATATTCGTAAGAAATGAAGAAACTGGTCAAGGAGTACATGTTCCAATAACAACAATAGTTACAAATATTACTAAAGCATTTACACTATTCGTTCAAGGATTAGTAGGTAAAGAAACAATGTTTAGACGAGAAGGTGAACTTGGAAGACGTATGCATACTTTCAAGAAAACAATAATGGGCAAAAAAGGTATGCTTTCAGGCATTAGTGATTTTTCTGATACACTTCGAACTTTTGCAGAATTAGGGGCAACAGGAAAAATGACCTTTATTGAATATGACGCTAAAGGTGATCCTATAATTGATCCTAAGGAACTGAAGAATAAACCTATAACTATTACAAGTATTGTTAAAAACATAGTTTCTGCATTTTCAAAGTTTGCTACTGAAATGGGTAATGAAGCCCCTAACTTTAACATTGGTGGTAGTTCCCGTACACAAATGGACAAACTTACTAAAGCTATAATGGGCAAAAAAGGTATGCTTTCAGGCATTAGTGATTTTTCTGATACACTTCGAACTTTTGCAGAATTAGGGGCAACAGGAAAAATGACCTTTATTGAATATGACGCTAAAGGTGATCCTATAATTGATCCTAAGGAACTGAAGAATAAACCTATAACTATTACAAGTATTGTTAAAAACATAGTTTCTGCATTTTCAAAGTTTGCTACTGAAATGGGTAATGAAGCCCCTAACTTTAACATTGGTGGTAGTTCCCGTACACAAATGGACAAACTTACTAAAGCTCTTATGGGAGAAAAGAAATCTCGTGGAAGAGAAAAAAGTGGTTTATTGGCAGGAATACTGGCATTCTCTGAAACAATTCAAAAATTTGCAGATTATGGCGAAGATGGAAAAATACCGAGACTTGATGAAAATGGACAAATTATTCCAGGAAGTAAACCTATAGAAATTGATGTTGTTACAAAGGGAATTGTTACAGCTATAAGTAAATTCGTATCTAGTCTTGAAACACAATTGAAGGGAGTTGATCTAACTGGTGCAGATAGAATAGACACAAAACTTAAGTCTTTCTCAAAGGTTATAGACACGTTAGATAAAATGTCAAAATCCAGTGATGGAATTGATAGAATTTCAGCGTCTATAGGTTCAATGGCCCAAAATGTTCAATTGCTTGTTGAATCGATGGGTAAATTAGATGTAAGTAAGTTTGAATCATTCTCAGTTGCTGCTGCAACAGCTGCAAAAAGTGCCCCGGCACCTACTTCATCAGGAACAAGAGGTGGAACTATTACTCAATCAACTGCGGACCAAACTGCACAATGGAATCAAATGGCAGAAACAATTGGAAATAAAATAGCAGAAAAAATTACTGCAGGATTTCTTAACGGTGAATTTAATTTTACATTCTATAATAGCACCGGCGGTAAGTTAGAAATCAGTAATGCATAAATATGATTTTTTAACAAAATTTTAAAACTCTTAACATTTTCTTCATATAAATTAAAATTATGTTTATATGAAACAGTATCTCGATTTATTACAAAATATCCTTAATAACGGTGTTGAAAAAGAATCCGGGCGTGCTAATATGCCTAAAACGTTAGGATTATCACATGGCTTTATTAAAATGGATCTTAGCGGTGGTTTTCCGTTATTAACAACTAAGAAAATGTATCTTAAGGGAAAATCTTACATTAAGTACCACTTATATCCATCTCTTTATGAATATATAAAATAAAAATGATTTATTATTTGTATATTAAAACAAGTCCTCATGGACTAAAATATTTAGGAAAAACTACAAAAGATCCATTCAAATATAAAGGAAGTGGAAAAATTTGGTTAAGACATATTAAAAAACATAATTTAACGCATAAAGACATATTAACTGAAATAGTATTTAAAACAACTAATGTTAAGGAATTAATTAATGAAGGAATAAAAATAAGTAATGAATTAGATGTAGTAAATTCTCCTGAATGGGCGAATTTAAGACCCGAAGAAGGAGATGGAGGCGATACTTCATTATTTATAAATTATTCAAATCCGAATTTCCATAAAAGTAATCGCGCAGATCACTTAAATGGAATAGGAAAAACGGAAGAAGAACGAAAAAAATATTTTAAAGAAAGAAGTCAAAAAATAGATTATTATAATCCAGTAAGACTTCAAAAAATAAAAGATAACACAGATTGGGAATCGTGGTATGAATCTATTAAAAATAGAAAAACAGATTACGCTAAATCTCATGAAAAATTAAAAAAACCTATTTTGGTTATTGATATTAACACCGATAAAATATTACATGAATTCAAATCTTTAAAAGACGCTTCTGAAAAAACTGGAATAAAATCTGAAACCATAAGAAAAAGAATTCAGTATAATAGAATAATAGATGGATGCAAATGGACACATAAAAATGAAATAAAATGAAACAATATCTCGAACTATTAGATAAAATTTTAACAGAGGGTGTAGAGAAGGAATCAGGAAGACCCAACATGCCGAATACAATAGGTATTTCAAACGCAACTATACGAATGGATCTTGGCGAGGGATTTCCGTTATTAACAACAAAAAAGATGTTTTTGAAAGGAATAATTCATGAACTCCTTTGGTTCTTAAGAGGAGATACAAATATAAAATATTTAGTTGATAACGGTGTTAATATTTGGTCATCCGATGCATATCGTTGGTATTTGAAAAAATATGAAGAATTTATTAATTTAGAATCAAGATTTCAAGAAGAACTGCCTTATAGATTTGAAACGCAAGAAGAATTCATAGACGCTATTAAAAAAGGAAGAGATTATAGATTAATTTCTAAAGTTATAGGGAATTATCACCTTGGTGATCTTGGTAAAGTCTATGGCTATCAATGGCGAAATCAAAATGGAGTAGATCAGATTAAAGATGTCATTGAAGGCTTAAAAAACAATCCTTATAGTCGTTATCATATAATAGATAGCTGGAATAAAGTAGATTTTCCTGAGATGGCACTTCCCCCATGTCATCTTCTTTATCAATTTATTGTGAGGCCAATGTCATTTGAAGAAAGAAAAAATTTAATACCTGAGAATATACCTAATTTTCTTTCGCACGAAGATTTAGATTGTTACAATATCCCTAAATATTTCCTTGATCTAAACATGTATCAACGTTCATGTGATATTTTTCTTGGTGTTCCATTTAACTTGGCTTCAATGTCATTATTGTTAATAATTATAGCAAAAGTTTCAAATATGGCTCCTGGTATTGCATATTGGATAGGCGGAGACACCCATTTATATCTAGACCATATTCCGATGGCACAGGAGCAATTAAAACGAACGCCTAATAGGTTACCTTATCTAACAATTACAAAGGAACTCAAGTCACTGGATGACATATTAGAGCTTACTATAGATGATTTTGTTTTATCAAATTATAAGTCAGACAAAAGCATAAAAGCCGAATTATTCACCGGCATTAAAAAATAATGATTATGAAATGGAAAACTTAAAAAAGCATCCAATAGATGCTAGCATTAAAAAAGAAAAATGTGTTATTTGTTTTAATGAAACGCCTTATATAAAAAACACTCCTATACATGAAAGACGTTATTACGTAGAAGGAGCAGGACAATTATGTGAATGTTGTTATGATCAGATATATACTTGGAAAAATTACACCTATGCATGGAAAAAGCATTAGAGATATTGTTAATAATTGCACTTATTGTTTTAGGTGTTGTTATGATCATGTACATTAGAAAAATTAATAAAGAAATAAAAGAACTGGATAGAAAAAAACGAAAAAGAGATAAAGAACTTTTAAAATTAACAAGTAAAAGAAAAAATAAAACGTATTAGATATGGGAAAAATCAAGAGATT